TATGGGCTATGACCTTGATGAAGCTGTCCGTAGGGTGCATGAGAACAATGTAGGTCGGTGTGTACAACCAGATGGAAGTGTTAAGCGCCGTGAAGACGGGAAGATTATCAAGAACAAAGACTACCCTAAAGTGAATCTGACAGACCTCGTATAAGAACAAAGGAAACTAAATGACTAACAACTACCTGCCCACCGCCTACCAATCGTTCATCCACAAGAGCCGCTACTCCCGTTGGCTTCCTAATGAGGGTCGTCGTGAAGAGTTCAATGAGACTGTGGATCGCTTTATTGACAACATTGTAAATCAGTCTTTGGCTTCTGTTGATTACGCAGGCAGCATCAATTATGAAATAGAACAAGCTATTCTCAACCTTGAAGTGATGCCTTCAATGCGAGCTATGATGACTGCTGGTAAGGCTGCTGATCGTGACAACACCTGTATCTACAACTGTAGCTACCTACCTGTAGACGACCCCAAGTCCTTCGATGAGGCTATGTTCATCCTTCTGTGTGGTACAGGTGTAGGGTTCTCTGTTGAGCGTCAGTACATCAACAAACTCCCAGAGGTGCCTGACAACCTGTATGACAGTGACACAACCATTGTAGTGAAAGACAGCAAGGAGGGCTGGGCCAAAGCGTACCGTCAACTCCTGAGCCTTCTCTGGGCTGGTGAGGTGCCTAAGTGGGATGTATCTGGTGTTCGTCCCGCTGGTGCCAAGCTAAAGACCTTTGGTGGTCGTGCCTCTGGGCCTGCTCCTCTGGAAGACTTGTTCCGGTTTACTATTGACAAGTTCCGTAATGCTGTTGGACGTAAGCTGAACTCTGTAGAGTGTCATGACATCATGTGTAAGATAGGTGAGGTTGTAGTTGTCGGAGGTGTCCGTCGCTCTGCTATGATTTCTCTGTCTAACTTGTCTGATGATCGTATGCGTCATGCCAAGTCTGGCCAGTGGTGGGAGACCCAAGGTCAACGTGCTCTGGCTAACAACTCTGTAGCCTACAGTGAAAAGCCTGACGTAGAGACATTCATGCGTGAGTGGACAGCACTAATTGAGAGTAAGTCTGGTGAGCGTGGTATCTTCAACCGTGTGGCAAGTCAGAAGCAAGCTGCTAAGAATGATCGTCGTGACCCTAACTACGAGTTTGGCACCAACCCCTGTAGTGAGATCATTCTGCGTCCCTACCAGTTCTGTAACCTGACGGAAGTTGTTATCCGTGCTACTGATACTTTGGAGGACTTGGAGCGTAAGGTTCGTCTGGCCACTATCCTTGGTACTATTCAAAGCACCTACACTAAGTTCCCGTATCTACGGAAGGTGTGGCAGAAGAACACTGAGGAAGAGCGTCTGTTGGGTGTGTCCCTCACAGGCATTATGGACAACCCTTTGATGACTACACAGAACAAAGGACTGGAGGCTACACTTGAACACCTTCGTGGGATTGCTGTTTCTACTAACGCTGAGTGGGCTGAGCGTCTTGGTATCCCTGTTAGTAGTGCGATTACTTGCGTTAAGCCTTCGGGAACCGTTTCCCAGTTGGTTGACTCCGCTTCTGGTATCCACACTCGTCACAGTGATTACTATATCCGCACTGTACGGGGTGATAATAAAGACCCACTAACACAGTTTATGATTGATATGGGAGTACCTAGTGAGCCTTGTGTGATGAAGCCGGACAATACTACAGTGTTCAGTTTCCCTCAGAAGTCCCCCAATGGGGCAGTTACTCGTAACGATGTGGGGGCTATCGAACAGCTTGAGACTTGGTTGGTGTACCAGCGTCACTGGTGTGAGCATAAGCCTTCGATCACTGTTAGTGTTAAGGAGGAGGAGTGGTTGGACGTAGGTGCCTTTGTCTACAAGCACTTTGATGAGATGTCTGGTGTGAGCTTCCTGCCCTACGATGGTGGCACATACCAACAGGCTCCTTACCAAGAGTGTGACAAGGAACGCTACGAAGAGGTGTTGAGTGTTATGCCTAAGTCGATTGATTGGTCAGAGCTGGCTGAGTACGAGGCTGAAGATAACACCGCAGGGATGCAATCTATGGCTTGTAGTGCTGATGGATGTGAACTTGTAGACATTGGGTAGTGGCTCTGTCTGACTGACATCCACATTGTCCTGAGTAAGACCTTAAACTGCTCACTTAAACATCAAGAAAGGAAACTCCTTTGCAGCAGAAACCGAAGCCAAAGACTCGGAGGACTAGGACTAAACACGATGAAAAGAAACAACCAATCCATCTGCTACCTAGAAACAAAAACCAAGAAGAATACTTAAGGACTCGGATCAAGTTATTGTTTTTGGACCTGCTGGCACTGGTAAGACCTATTGTGTAGCCACCTTTGCTGCTAATCAGTACCACCTCAAGAACATTAGCAAGATAGTAATCACCAGACCTCATGTGGCAGTGGGAAAGGATATTGGGTATCTGCCGGGGACTCTGGAAGAGAAGTGTGCGCCTTGGGCCTTGCCAGTGATTGATGTGTTGGAGAAGCATCTAACCAAAGGAGTTGTAGAGACTGGACTAAAGAACGAGAACATTGAGGTTGCACCACTAGCTCTTATGCGAGGGCGCAGCTTTGAGAATACTTTTGTTATTGTAGATGAGGCGCAGAATATCACACTGCCAGAACTTAAGATGTTGGTTACTCGTATCGGTGAAGGCTCTAAGCTGGTCCTTAATGGTGATGTGCAACAGAGTGATCTTAAGGAAGCTGATGGGTTGACTAAGTTGGTCCACTACACAAAAAAGTATATGCTGCCCATTCCTATCATTGAGTTCACTATTGACGATGTGGTCCGAAGTGATATATGTCGTGAGTGGATCAAGGTATTTACTGAGGAGGGAATCTGATGTATGCTCCAGACAACTGGGTGATTATTAAGATCAAAGGGGACGATCCACACTATCGTGTTCTTGCAGGTTGGTCAGGTGGCTATCTTGGTGGAGACGCTTGGCGTATGAACAGTGGCATTACCCGGTATGAGTTTGATGGAGACTATTGGTATTTCTATGGTAGTAGTGGTAGTTGTTATAAGTGCTATGTCGATAGCTATTGTTTGAGAATGAATAACGCAGGAGTGTGGGCAAAACTACAAGAACTGCATGGTGACAAAGTAAGCCTTCTTGAAGATCAAGAGTGGACTAAGGAAGACTGGGATTGGATCATAGGATGAGTCATTGGCACTACCAAGTGATGAAAAACATTGATGAAGCTGGCAATGAGTACTATGCCATACACGAATACTTCCCGTTAGAAGATGGTCACCTCTGGACAGAGAACCCTGTTAAAGTCGTAGGGGAATCCATTGAAGACCTGAAGAAGTCTCTGATGTGTATGCTGCATGACATTGACAAGCACGGGATTAAGGACTACTAATGAGATACTGGGAATATATCCGAGAGGAAGGAAGACGTATGGACCAGAACGAAGAGATTTCTGTAGGTGATCTAGTAATTCTGAAGGGGGAGGACCCGGACAGTCGTGTTGGACGTGTAGTGCAGGTCTATGCTGACGAAACGGGTGAGTTTTGGGCAGAGGTCCACCATTCTGGCTACATGGACCACTACGAAAACTATCCATTAAGCAGTCTTGAGGTTTATCAGTACAACGACTACTCAGGCCCAGAGGACAACGTAAATCACCCACAGCACTACGGCACCGGCAGTATTGAATGTATCGACTACATCAAAGACTTCCTGACCTTAGAGGAGTACCAAGGCTACCTACGAGGGAATATCGCTAAGTACCTTCATCGCTGGCCCTATAAGAATGGTGTAGAAGACCTTAAGAAAGCTGAGTGGTACTTGAAACGACTGATTGAAAGTGAGAAGCCGGAGAATTTAAATGGTTGATTTTCTACTCGTAGCTAACCTAGTGATTGCCCTGCTCCTAGTTATGGTAGTTGGTTATATCTGGAGGCTGATGTCCTCAACGTCAGTTGTCCTTAGCTACATCACACTTTACCTGAACGACAAGTATGAAGATTTTGGGAAGAAACAATTCAGAGGATTAGAAGATGATGAATAGACTACTCAAGGCATTAGTTATAGCCTTACTACCAACATCAGTTGTGGCTGAAGTGTCCTACGACGAAGAGACTAGTACACTACGGATAACTGGCCAAACGGATATGATCCAAGTCCTAGCAGCTAGTAACTACTTACGCAAGTATGACGCTAAGTACATTGAGATGTGGGGTCCGGGTGGTTATATGGAGATGGGGCTACAGCTAGGTAATCGTATCTCTCGTGAGGAAGGTGTCACTGTAGTTATCCCTAAAGGTAAGCGTTGCATTAGTGCCTGTGCCTTTGCAGCTATGGGTTCTAGCCACATCCGTATAGACGGTGAGTTGATGCTCCACAGGCCCTTTATTGTAGCTGCTCCAACTATGCTACCTCTTGAGGACGTACTAGCCTACATGGGAAAAGGATACATCAAGACTGCCTACTACCTAGAGGACCACGGGTACCCTCGTAGCGTGATGGACAATATCATGGACTACACAAGCCCTTGTAAGTTCATGGTCTATACAGATAGGGAAGTCAAGAAACCAGAAGACCTTGTGCTGTGGCACCTAGACAACAGTCGATGTGAGATGATGAACGCAAGGATTAGACGATAAAAAACCCCGCTACCAGTTAAGGCAACGAGGCTACAAGTAAGGCTCATCTGATTAACTTCAGGTGGGCTTTTTTATTATGCTTGCTATAGAGCGTCCTATCTCTCCGGGGCTAGGCAACAACCAACCAAGGATAAGCAGAAGGATTACCCACATAGGAACTTGATTCACTACAACAGTTTCTACGTTATCCGATCTTACTTGATTGGTGTCTGCTGTCTGTCGGATGTCTCTCGCTTGGGGTCTCACCAGCTTCTGCTCGGTAACGTTGGTAGTCCCAATCGTCTGGCTGTTGGTCTTCCCAGCTTGTACGTTGGCTGCTACGTTGGGACCACCGCCCGTCAGCAAGCTGAGAGGACTGCCTGAGCAACCCGCCATTAGGAGAATACCACTGAAGGCCAAAGGCAAGAGCACCAAACGTGAAGATCGGGAATGCAAGTATTTGGACAAGTTCAGGCTCCTTTGTTTCTACCAGATAACACCAACCACACAAACAGCAGGAATGCAACTTCTCTTTTGTAGGTCTTCTTGGTAGGTTTATTTTCTTCCATTGCGACACCACATCAAGGTTATCATACTCAGGACAAGACCGTTGAACACAAACCAGATGAAGTTGCTCAAGTCGCGGCCCCACTCATCTCCTACTAAGTATGCTGTGGTCCAGCCTGACTGAGCCAAGAGATATAAAGCTACAGCAGAGAAAGCAAGGTTGTTCATAAGGGTTTTGGGTTTTTGTGCATAAAGCATGAGCAGTGTTAAGGCCCATAGGAATGTTATCGCGTCGATGTAGATTGACACTGTGGGGACTCCGCTTCCGTTCTTTCATATGTAAAGTATACGTTGGCAACTACAGCCACCAAGACAAAACCAGCTAGGAAGAAACCTATATGCCCCTTGGCCCTCTTAGTCATTGACTTAAGCCCCCTTTAATGACCCAAGCCACTGCCGCTGAGATGAAAGCCCCCATAACAAACAACAAACCTCTATCACGGAGAGTCTGTCGTTGGTCTTCAGCCTTCGCCATAGTCTCGACGGTCTGATTAAGAAGTGCCACAGTAGTGTTTAGCTTTGATATCGTATCTTCTAGCTGCTCGTGGGTCTGTTCGAGTTTAGCTACACGCCTCTCTAAATCACTACCACTCATTTGGGGTAGCTTTCCCAGCTAAGTTCGTGATGCGGTCCGTCAGGGAAGTTCTCCCAATAAGCACCAGACGTAAGATCAACACCAAGTTCATCTGCTGCTGTCTGCATAGCCTCTACGATAGGCCAAAAGTACTCCCAGTCCCAAGACAGAGGGTAGGGTGCAAGGTCTACAGCGTGGCCTGTCAGATGACGAGAGTTCATAGTCTTACTAGCACCCTTAGCCACTAGCTGA